GCAAACGATATGACCGCCTTCCAAGGTGTCAATCCACCCGTGGTCGATCATTCGTCGCCCGCACTTCTCGCAGGCCCGCTGGTCATCATCTTGTGGATGACGGTAGTAGCGAACGATATGCCCCTTCGCCTTGGCGGCTTCTTTTGTGTGCCACTTCGCCACTCGCTTGGCCACCTTTTGGTTCTCCGCGTCGGTCAGAAATCCGTGAATGTGCAGCAGGATTCGACACCCCTCCACGCGGTCGATGGCCGCCTCTGCTTTCCACGGCCGCAATAGGTCGTAGGGCTTCATTAGGACTCCTTCGTCGCCTTGGAGGCTAATTGTCGCCCGCACTCTGCACACTCGTATCGCTGATTCGACTTCAGCGGGACACTCGCCGGATGACCATTCACCATGTACTGCGTCTGGTCCCATGAGTGCCGGATCATCGCGTCGGGATGGTCCGGGCATCGCCACGGCAACACTGCAATGTCGTCCGGGATCGGTGTGTCGCTCATCTCGTCACGCTCCTTTCGCCAAGGTAGATTGTGTTGCTGTGACCTCGGTGTGAGCTTCTGACTCCTTCTTATTATCGGCCCCGATCTGACTCCTCGCTGCTTCGTTCCTTCACCACCTCCCCGTCCTGATCCAACTCCACGATCGACTCCTTCAGACGCAGGCAGGCACGCTTGGCCTCCAGAACCAGCTCCGGAGAGGCCCTGGAGAAGTCGTAGTTCACATGGCGGTGAAGCTCGATGTTCGTCAACCCCTGCTTTCCCTTCCTCTCCCTGGGCAGCACCCCACGGATCTTGGCAGCATCCTCCATGAACTTCCTGTACTCCCCCAACAGGGAGGGATCACCTGCCTGCCCCGTGACACGCCTGACCACGTTCTCCAGCATGATCTCCCCGTTGCCCTCGCACCTGGAGCACCAATTCTCGCTGGGCTCCCCCTTGATATTCAGCTCGAATCCTCCCCCCTTGCAGTCCGGGCAGGTCTTCCTGATGTACTCGGTGGTGATGGTCTCCTCGTTCTGCTTCGACCTCTCCCAAGCGGAATAAGCCTGGCTGGCCCCGAACAGCATCCGGCGGATGTACAGAGATCGCTCCTCGGAGATCCGCTTGATGTCCTCCCTCAGCCACTCACCGCGGATGAACGCCTGGTCCTTGCTGATGGTCGGAACCGAGACCCCGAGTATGTTGGCCAACTGGGACTGATCGGTGATCCCCTGGAGGATGAATTCCTGGATTCGTTGACGCCGCTTGCGGACTTCGACCGTGGCTGTCCCGTTGTCACACTTGCAGTAGGCCATGCTTCATTGCTCCTTCATTAGATCAACATCCAGCTCACATCCTCTGCCAACGAATTTCGTCAGCAACCACTGCCTGCCCTCCTCATGCCACGTCCTACCATTGGGCTTATCATTGGCAATCGCCGATAGAATAGCCTTGCATGACGTGGTGCCATCGCCGTTTTCGACCAACTGATCGCATGTCCCAACAAATCTGGAATTACGATCAGCAGCCATCCACCTACGCAGATCGCAGACCGTTGCCTCCCGACAACACTTGCCGCATCTAGTACAGGGCCATCGTTGGCTCATGCCTTCTTCTCCACTTCATTCGGGAGGATCTCGAAACCAAGCAGGTCGCACCAAGCACCCTCAACCTTGGGCTCGTCGAACCTGGCGGCCACCGCTCCCCAATTCTTTCTGGGACCATCGTCATAGACTCCGCACAGCCCGTTCAGCAATCCAAGCAATCCGACATGATTTCCACCATTCTGTGCCATGACCTGGCATGTGGGATGATTTGCCAACTCCAGATTGCATGGAACACGATTTGAGATGAGGGCACCCACGGCCACTCGATCCAACTCGGTCAGCTCGTTCAGATAATCCACCACCCGTTGGGCCAGAACAAGATCAACCATCTTACCTCTCCATCATCATTTATGTTCATCCCTCACCCTGTCATCGAGACAGGACTTCCACTCAAACTCTTTCTTCGGCGATCTGCTGATGACCCTCTTCACCAGCATGTTGGGATTCACGGACGGAGCGAACACGAATCCAACCCCCTTGCGAAGAGCCCTATACTCAGGCCATGGTGCTGATACACTCGAAGATCCGCTGACTATGGAATTCTGCTCATCACTCAACTCACTCCCACCATTGGCACGATCGAAGCACACCACCAGATTCACATCCGCAATGGACGCCACCTCCAGAAGCCTATCCAGAGTCAGGGCAACTCCTCCCATGAACGTGTATCCCCTCTCCCATACTTGCCGACTGTCAGTGAACGACATCACGGAGCAGGGCTTGCCGGATGCGGGGAGCCATATTTCCCCCGCATCCTTGGCAAACTCCTCGTACATCCTCGCCCCGTTCATGGAGGAAGCACTCGACGACCATGGGCCCACGAGCCTGATCTTCTCCCCACTCAACATGGTAAAGTTCCACGAAGATCCCCCGTAACCTCCCCCAGGACCGTTGTAGAATTTGAACTCCACAGCTCCATCGCATTCCCCATAGTACAGGGGACCCCTCTTCACGTAGCGAATGTCACTGGGCCATTCATCCACCAATATCTTGAAGTCTGGGGTGTTGGAGTATTGCTCCATCCACTCGACACGGGCATCCAAGATCTTCATCTCTCAACCTTCTTCCTCCAGCATCCGCCGGACTCCAGGGTTCTTCAGGTAACGCTTGACCTTCTCCATGAAGCAGAGCATGTTGCCACTGGGGGGATCGGTCAGACTGCATAGATAATGCAGAGGCACGTTCTCGATCGGCTTCCCAGAGTGAGCCCCGAACCAAATGGAGGTCTTCTCGAAGGCACGGGACTCCTCATCGGTCATGGGAACGATCGGAGGCTTGATGGACTGGGCTGGGGTATTTCCGACCAACTGCTGAACCCTCTCGGCGAAGGCCCCCTTGTCCTCGATTGCTGCGTAGCACTCCTCGGCCCACCTCCTGGCCTCGACTCTGGCAGCCATCGGATTGTCCATTGCTGTTCACTCCTCGTACTCCACTTGGAGGTACAGAGTCCGCCCCACGAAGGGCTTGAACCACTTATCCAGGCTAAAATTCTCCACCTCCGGACTGATCGACGATTCAGGAAACTTCAAGAGTGGATAACCTACCTCCTGAATCACCCGCATCCGGTGACGTCCCGCGGACTTCTTCGTGAAGACTGAAGCCCATATCTTCTTCACCCCGTCCGGGATCAGGAACAACTCGTTCAATCTGTCCAGCATCCCAGAGCGACAGAGGGTTCTACGAAACAGCCTCCCGTTCCTCCTCACGCTGAACCACGATTCATCCTCGACCCAACTGGCGGTCATCAACGCCTTCTCCGCACCGACCACCTTCACCATCCTCTTTCTCATAATCTTCTTCATCGTTCTATAACCTCCTAATCACAGACCAAAATGCAAGCGTACCAAATGTTGTCACGCCCTCGAACCATGTCGGCTCCCATGAACTTGTGCTCCATGGATGCGATCTCCCAATGAAGACCACCCACGAGCTTCCAGCACTTGAACATCTCTACCCCCAAGGCGATCAACGACTCGTCAGCCTGCCAAGGCCAGGACTCGGCCACTATCTCCTGGGACTTCATGTCGAGTTCCAGGAGCACCTGATCGAACCGTGCCTGGAAGTTGCTGTGATTCTGCCGACGATTCCATGCCATATGCTGAGCATGTCCGCGGGCGAGGCCCTGGAGCAGTTCATTGACCGGGCTGTTCACCACCAGGGCCCCGGGGCACCCCTTGCCGGCTTCAATCAAGGCATAGGAAGTTTCGGTCATGGCTTATCATTCCTCACGGCTCGAATGCTGGGGACAGAACGTAGTTGTCCGGAACGACCTTCCAATATCGCAGGCAGTTCACCGGGAAGGCATTGTTGATCGCCTCGGCCACCGCCGTGGCAACCTCCACCGACATCGACGGAAGGTTGACGAACTTCTCACCCGGGTAGTCTCTGCCAAAATTATCTGTTTCCACGATCCTGCTCATCATCATTCCTCCACTGAAACCAACCCATGCTTCATTCTCCAGCACACGTCATCAACCAGCTCGGCCGCAGCTACCGCTATTCTCTCCACCATCCCCTCGTTGATCCACTTGGTGCTCAGCAGATCCTCCCTGGTGGTCGCCAGAAGCGGTCCCATGTACAGACCATACCGCACCTCCAGGGCGTTGATGGTCCTCTGGTCGATGCCATACTCCTCCAGGCTGGCTATCGGAATGCTCTCTACTCTCACAACGGAAGCTCCACGATTGTCCCCAACCTGTACTCTTCGATGTCGGTGTTCAGCAAGACCTGAACCCCGAGGTCGTCGGCCAACCGCTCCAGCATCACCCTGGTCCTGGCACGGTTCCCCTCCCCGCGGACGTTTTTGAACGGCTCATCCAGGGCCAGAAAGGCCCTGGCAGAAGGCCTGGCGAGCAGTATGCTGGCCAGACGCAGGGCCAGGGAGGCAACGTCCACCACACCTCCCCCGATCTCGTTCAGCGGGTCGTCCAGCTCCACCCCGTCACGGGAGAACACCATCACGGCCTCCGTCCGGTCCCTCTTCCGCTCGAAGCGAATGGAAAATGCATAGGGCTCCTCGAACACCGCCGTGAGGCAGAGGCTCACTACGTCGGCTATCTGCCGGTGAACCCTCTGCTGAATGGACTGGGCGATGCTCTGGACGATCTTCGTGGCCTCATCAACCGCCGCCTGCTCCTGCTCATTCTCCTCCAGATCCGCGGTCTCCTTGGCGAGCTGGACTTTCACCTGCCGGTATTCACCGACCCTCCGGTTCACGATCCTCCGCCAGTTGGCCAAGTCCGTCATCGTTCATCCTCCGCGAGATACGGGTCCAACTCCATCCGGTTGATGGCGACCAGGATGTCCTCCCTGGTCACCGATCCCGGGCCCTTGTGGCAGATCTCTCCGACCCTCATCATCTCGGCCCTGATGTTCACACCGATGACCGACATCAAGATGATTGCATCGGCGGAGAACGAGTGTCCGTTGACCATCGGGTTGTGAACACCCATATCAGCCTTTGGTCGGCCAAGTAAATTTCGACGGAGCAAATCGGGCATCTCCCTTATCTCCCCACTCACCCTCGAAGGCCAGGACGCTCTCGTTGAACTCTTCTTCAGCATCCGCCAATTCAGAAGACAGCGATTTCAGCTTCTTTCTAGCCTCCTTGGTCGTCCCGCAGCCGAACTCGTTGCCCAACTGCTTCGTCAACTGAGCCAGGGCTCCCTCGGCCCTGTCAGATTCCCTCTGGGCCTTCTCAACCTTCTCCTTCAACTGCCTGTAGCGACCGAGGTCCATGTGTTCACTCCTGTCTTCACAAATTCAACACAAGCACACCTGCTTGTCTCTATGACAAGGACAATGGCGCAGACAATTCTTTTCAGGCACCGGGAGAGGAACGGTGATCGATGGATGTGCTTTCTGGACCGCCACCGCCAACCGATCCTGATCCACTGTTCCATCCTCGCGGATATACTTGTGTTGAGCCAGATTGCAGCAGCCAAACATTCTGTTGCCTCACTTTCCTTCCACCAATTCCATCAGAATATTCTTTGCTGCCTTCGACACCTTGTTGTCGCTGTCCGATATATACCTGGTTACAGCCTCACGAAAATCCAGGCTGTCATGGTCTAGGATCTTCAACCCCTCCAAAAACTCATCCATGCCGGTCGGCTCCGCAACGGCTTTTACCTCCTCCTGCTCCAGCCACTTGTCCTGCGAGCAGTCCAGAATCTTCCTCTCAACGGTCCCATCTTCCATCAGCAGCCAAGCCGAGGGCTTCAACTTCCTCTCGTCGGACTTCCTCGGAATCAGGCACCCACAGTTGACCAAGCGGGTGTCCCCCAAGCTCACCTGAAACCCGATATGATTATCCCCAAACACCGCCACGTCGTACCCTTCCAAGGACTTCGCGAGGTGATGATACCTGCTTTCCGGCGGAGGGTTGTCGTAGCTGGCACCCTGCTTCCAGACGTAGCGGTGAATGACAGCTGTCTTGAGATCCCCAACACCCGCATCCACATTGCAGACGTCCGACCCCCAGGGAAACGACACAAGCAATGTCCTCCTATCTTCGCAAAGGGTACAATCTGCACCCACCCCGAGATCGGAGATCACCCCGGCCATCACCAATGTCCAATACGCCGATCTATGGATGTCTGCATAGTTGTGCAACGGAAGATCATGCTGACCGGGGATGGTATACATGGGCCGTGGGACGTGATCGATAGCCCAGTTGATGAGTTCGGGACTGGCATCCCATCGGTCGAAAAGATCGCCAGCACAGATGGCCGGGCACCCATGCTGATCGAGCAATTGCTGGACCTGGGAGAGCATCCGGCCCTGGGCCTCATACCAGTCAGGCTCCGACGACCTGGAGACCGGAGCGGTGCGGGACAGATGGATGTCGGAGATCATGACTGCCAACACGTTCATGACATCTTCCCTCCGCATAGCGGACACTTGCCCCCGAGTTCCCTCTTCAATTCAGCGGTGGTCGATGTAACCAACTTGGTAGCATCGGTCACAGCCTCCTCTTGATCTTCGATGCGAGCGATCAGCAAGCTTAGTCTCTCGATGCTGCTGCTCAACGTCAACACCTTCTTCCTCTTCACCTCCAGCGGTGACAGGTCGGGCACCGGCCGCTTCACGGCTTCCTCCGCCACCGAGACCTCTTCCAGGATCTTCCCCAAGCTTTCGACCCGCCACCTCAGCTTCTCGATCTTCTCCCTTGCCTCCTCCAAGCGAGTAAGCTCCCCATCGGCCAAGACGGCCCAGGACAGCCCCCGGCTTCGCTCCTTGGCCTCTTGTATCCTAAGCCTCAAGACCCCTTCGGAGGCCCGCAGGGACCGCGTCCGCGAAGCCAGGCGGGACAAGCTGTCGTCGATGATCTCCAGGTCCACGATCTGATTGAGTTCCTTGGCCAATTCACCACCGGTGAGGGCGAACCAGAAGGGAGAATCGTGCTGACCTAAGAAGTTGTTCGGACCCAGGCGGAGAACCTTCACCACGTCGGGTGGGACGTCGTTGCCGAAAGCCTTGTACCGAACCTTGCCCACTGCATAGCTGTTCTCTGAATTGCTTCTCTCCCTCTGGATCGACCCGCCATCCGCCTCGACCTCCACCACCACCTCATCCTCACCCCGCTTCAGGAATCCGTTGCCCCTCGGCTTGTTCGTGGCCAACCACCTCAAGGCCCGGATGACCGCGGACTTCCCCACGTCCGACGGTCCCACGATGGTGGTGATCTTCGGGTCGAGCTTGACCTCCAGCGAATCATGGCACTGGAAGTGCTCCAGCCTGAGGCGTTCAATCGTCATCGACCAACTCCTTGGGGAACACGGACTGCCCCTTGCTCTCCACTATCGGGAGCACCCTGCCGGTCTTGCTAGATGCAACCTGCCGCACCTCGTATACTGCCTTGTGAATCTCAATCGGAAGCCACATGGTATCGTCGAACTTCCTCGCCCACTCCTCGGCCAACTCTTCCACGATCCGCATGATGTCGGCAGCAAAGTCGTAGTGCCCAGCTTGTGGATCCGGGATCTGCTCGACCCTCTGCAACACACGCTTCGATAGGTTCATTCTCGACTCCTTGCATCCAGTTCAAAAAGGTTCGGAGCGGGTTGGGTTTGTATACCAACTAGGCTCGGTATGACGGTGATCTAACCTGCACACACCGCCTCTGTGGATTGCCTTGAACACTTTCCATTGAAGGAAGGCCGCATTGTAGCCGTGTACAGTCCCGAAACATCTTCGTGTCACCACGAACGGACTGCTAACAATTTCGAGCCGACCCATAGTAAATCAGCATGCACTTTCCATGCTTGCTGCTCCGAACCATCTCACTGCTTCTCGGCCAACTTCAGGTAGACCATCGTAGCCAACTTCGGCAGGTCATCCAGATTGATTATCAGCAGCCAGGGCTTGTCGTTCCGGCGATGAGCCACCACTGGGATCTGGCCTGCGTCCTTGTCCCTGCCAGCCTGATCCATCGCCGTGTAGATCGACAAGGATTCGCACCGCTTACACTCCAGATGGATGCCAGGCAACTCGGGGATCATGACATCGGGTGACTCGGAACTCCCCTGGAACTGCTGACCGCGGTGGGCGGTGGAATCGAGCAGCCACGTCAGCTTGTTTGCCAACTCCCTCTCCCCGATCTTCCCCTTCCTCTTCGACTTCGCACCCATGTCACCTCCTCCTGCTGCCATCGAACAAGCTTTTCATCCCCAGCTTCCCGCCGAGCACCTTCCTGCACCGCTCCTCCGTCACGTGATCTTCCACCGCCTCGAACCGCTCGACCCCGGGGAAGGGTAGGGACACGAGGGGAAGGTTTCTCCGCCACACGTCGTTGCTGCTCACGATGGCCTCGTAGGCCTTCAAGCCGGGCTTCAAGCGACCGCTGAGGAACTTTGCCGCCGTCTTCTCACCCACCCCGGCAACCCCTATCACATTATCGCTGGAGCACCCCGCGATGGCCTTCACGTCGGCCCACTGCATCGGCTCGATCCCCCACTCCCTCACGAACAGTTCATAGGTCATGGCGACTTCCTTCCCGGGGAGCCACTGAGAGATGCTGCCGGGACGCAGCAACTGATACAGATCACCATCCGAGGATACCACTATGGCACGATGTCCCAGTGGCAGGCAGTCGCAGGCCGAGGCGATCACGTCGTCCGCCTCGTAGTCGTCCTGGCACCAGATGTTCCTGTACCCAATCTCGGGCAGGTAGTCGGTTCTCAGGCGGTAGAGTTGCTGTCGCATCGAGCGGTGGACCTCCCGCTTCTCCTCGTCCTCATCCTGGTGTCGCTTCGCCTTGTACGTGGGGCACAACTCCCTCCGCTTCCCGCACCCCCTGTCGAAGCACCATGCCACGCGATCCGTTTGGAACAGCTCCTGCAAGTTCATCACGGCACGGAACATCCCGTAGATCGCACCGGTGGCCACTCCACCGTAGGACAGATCACCCATAGAGTAGAGCGACCTGTAGGCCAGCGAGGATACGTCGATCAAGAGGAGGGGGTTGTTCATCACTTCATTTCCACCGTACGCTTGCAGTCGGCGGGAAGTTCGGGGTATAGCCTGTCCAGCATCAGCTCCGCATCCTGACGTCCGGCATAGGCGATCGGAGGATCGACCTCGACTCCCACGGCGGGTCGGGTGACGGTGACCCATTCCCCCGGCTCCAGCACCTCGTGGGAGAAGATGGCCCGGTCGTACTTCAACTTCCTTCCGACAAGTATCTGCATGATCCAGGACATCACTCGTACCTCCCTAGCGAGAATCCCCCTCATCCTCAATTCCCACCAACCTCCTCAGCTCGTTGAACTTCTCCTTGGCCTCGTGCTTGTCGATGGGTCTTGATTCTTCAGTCTCCATCTTCAACCGCTGAGTTCCCAGCTCCCACACGGCAAATTCCACCTCCGTGGTGCACAAGATCAAGTTCAGATCACCAAACCTGCATGCTGGACCTCTGTCAAGTTCACACAGAGACCTCAGAGCATTGGCCGTCTTTTTGCTCACGAGGATCACCAGATCGACATCCGACTTCTCCGTCGGTCTTCCGTAGGCATGGCTACCCGTGATGAAAGCTCTCATCTATTCATACCTCCTTCTTCTGGACACCTCGCAAGCCTTCTCAACATCGTTCCACACCTCGGTGGTCAGCTCCCGCAGGTCGGCCTCCAGCTCATCCTCTTCGATCTTCCGTATCAAGGCCTCCCGTCCCATGGCAAACTCGGGACCGAGACCCCGCACGGTGATCTTGCTCTCCCCATCACCCTTCTTCCAGAACCCCTCGGAGATCAGATAGTCCACGCAGCCGCCGAGGTCGTCCACCCCATAGCTGTGATAGACCGGGATCACCACCGTGCGGTCCTTGCCGACCACCCTGTTCTTCTTCACCCGCACCTTGCAGTAGGTTCCCAACTCCCTGACCTTGCCCTTGATGGTCCTCTTGATCTTCCCCGCCGAACTCGACCAGAGCTGGAGGGTGGCGTAGAACTTCAGGGCACGTCCACCGCTGTACGTGCTGGACTCGAAGGGGTCGAACGAATCCCGCGTCTGGTTGATGATGATGAGGATGCTGCCGGTCCGGGCCAGCGGGGATATGATCTTGCGGAGGTTGGCCGAGTGGAAGCGTGCCTTGCCGTCACCATAGCTCCCAGATTCCTTCTTCATCTTCCCATTGATCGTCTTCTTCTTCCCTCTGGCCGCCTTCATCTGCTCGAACTTAGTAATCTCTTCCTTGCTAGACAGGCAGTCCTGGCTGTCCAACACTCCGATGAACGGGCGTCCCTGCTTGAGGGCATCATCAACGTTGAAGTAGAAATCCTGCACGGTCTCGCTGAACTTCGGCGTCCCGTCATCCCATCGCCCCGGGGCCTCCATCCTGTCGGCGACCGCCTGGCCGAAGAACCGGCTGATGTTCATCATCGCCCCGTGCTCGGTCCCGTCGTAGATCAGGCGGTAGTCGTCGAACTCAGAGTTGGCGGCGGCCTCGGCGAAGCAGGTCAGGGACAGGAACGTCTTACCGCTGTCCGAATCCCCGACGAACAGATAATAGTGCCCCGCCTCGAAGCCCCTGTCGGGGTGACCGGTGCAGGCCAGGTTCAGCAGGGTCGATCCCGTGCTCACGTACTTCCCACCGGTCAGCATCTTGGTGTTCCTCCGCAAGTCCTGCTTGATCTGCTCCGATTGCTTCATCCGATCCTCCCTTGAACAGAAGTGGTGGCCAGGGCCGTCCCCAGCCACCACCACCGCTCGTTCTCGTTCAATCCCACGGGTCCGTGTCACCCTTAGCAGCCTTCGCCTTGGCCTTGGCCTTCGGCGGGGGCTCGTCATCATCGTCGTCGGGTGGAGGAGCCTTGGCCTTCGGCTTGGCCTTGGGCGGGGGCTCGTTGTCCCAGTCATCCTCTTCCTTCGGCGGAGCCTTGGCCTTCGGCTTGGGCGGGGGTTCCTCTTCTTCCTTCGGTGGAGCCTTCTCCATCTTCCGCACGTCAGCCACACCGACCCCCTTGTGTATCTCTTCATTTCCATCCTGGAGGATGAGGGACGTTCCATCCTTGCTGATGCGGATGATCTCGCAGACTCCCGCCTTGCGGTGCCGGACCATCATACCCTCCTCCAGACCGGCATCCTTGGCGGTGGGAGCATCGTCCGGTGGATCGTCCGGGGGTTCCACGTTGCCGAACTTCTTCGGCTTGGGCTTGGGTTCCAGCTCATCATCGTCATCCTCGGGCGGAGGAGCCTTGGCCTTCGGCTTGGCCTTGGGCACGGGGTCGTCACCGTCGTCGTCCCCGTCATCCTCGTCACCACCCTCGTGCAGCCGCTTCAGCTCCTCGTAGGGTAGGATCTTGACCACGCTGTCCAGGCAGATGCCGTGGTCTAGCAACTCCTTGTCGATGCCGTTGGGCCTGGGCTTGAAGTCGATCGAGTAGCAGTCCAGGAATGTGTACCCACCGGCATCCTCCTCCGACCACGAGCACTTCAGCACCGCCCCGGCGTCCGGGTCGTCGAAGTCCGTGATGTGGGTCTCGTCGTCGTCGGCGTCATGCCGCTTCTTGTCCAGCAGCCGACCGAAGGTGTAGAAGGAGCTGACGAACAACTGAACCTTTTTGTCGTCGGAGTCCTTGCCGAGGACGTGGAGCAGCCACAACTGCTGCTCCTTCGGCTTCAGGGCCTTGATCTGCTTCTCGTCCCCGCCGTCCTTCGCCAGGGCCGCACGGTACTCACAGATCGGGCAGGGCCGCTTTGCCGTCTTGGCCGGGCAGACGTACGTCTCATTGTTGGGCCCGATCCGCTTGTGGACGAAGAACGTCCGCTCGTAGTACAGCTCGCCCTTGCGGGCGTAGGGATTGCCGTCGCCGACGACGTAGGGCACGATCTCCAGCTTGACCGTGCCTTCCTTGGGCGAGAAGATCTCCACCCCATCGGGAATGGTCAGGCTGGTCCAATCACCACCAGCTCGATGATTCGCATCACGCTGGGTCGAACCGGCCCTTCTGCGTTCACCATCACGTTCTCTTGCCATTTTGCTTTCGCTCCTTTTCTTCCTCGAAGATTTGCCTGCCTCGCAGGTAGGCGTATGCTCCCAACTTAACCGACACGTAGACCAACCATGGTATCACGAACGCCAAGGCCAGCACAACCAGAACAGCGATTGCAGCGGGGCTGGTCATGATTCACTCCTCTTCCCGCCGTCCCCGCTTCCGAACGGACGACTTCACAACGTCCTCCATGTCCTCCCTCGCTCCCGCGGGGGCCCGCGGCTCGCCGAAGTAGTTGCTCATCCGCAGTTGCACCAAGTCCTTCAGGGCATACTTGCGGTCATCGATCGCCTCAAGGGCGGCATCGAGCATGTCCACCTCATACTGTGCATCGCGAACCCTCTCCTTGGCCTCCTGAAACTCCTGCTGAACCGGGACGGTAGACTTGATCGCATCCTCCGTTACCTTGCCGTCCAACTCGAACTTGACGGGATTGGCCCGGATGGCCAACTTCAGCTCGGCCTCGGTCACCTCCAACTCCGCCTTGGCGATTGCCAGTTCCCTGCGGGCCTCTGCACGGTCGAAGCCATAGGAAGTCCGGAGACGGATCTGCTTGACCCACTCCTCATCCAACCGGTTGGGATCGGGGTGGATCTCCAACCGCATCTCGTCTCTGTCTTTCGTCATGATGCCTCTCCTTGATATTCTTCACCTTCATACAAAACTCCTCCCTCGGAACACAGATCACAGAGCACTCCGAATCCCGCTTGGTATCTGGATTCCGTGCTCTCGGGGAGACCGAACCAGACTTTGTTCAGAAGAGAACACATCTCAGGATCTCGATTCTTCCGCATCCTGCGAAATTGATCCAGAGGACTTTCAGACGTTCTCTCACTCCGAATCTCCCGACGAACGACTTCGCAGGCTTGTTCAGCCATCGGGGCCGTGATCGCAAAATCATGATCGTTCCCAGAGCGAGGATGGAAGTTGGAAACCAAGTCCTCCAACTCCGAAGCATGGTGATCCAGCAACAGCCACCACTCGTCCTTCGTCTTGGGATAATCGATCTCCTCAACGGTTCTGCTCTCCACTTCCGATCCTCCTTATCCTTGGTGTAATGGTCCCTACCCTATTATCCCTTTTTCGGAGGCAGGCAAGCTTCGTAGCAGGCCGCCGTCAATCCGGCCTTCCCAGAGTCGAAGAAATTCTTCTCGAAGCACAGAATCAAATCGTAAGCCTTGGCGGCCAAGGCTCCACCACCCAGCACTATCGAGGAGCAATAGCCGAGCACCATACGCCTGACCGCTTCTGGCTCTTCCTCGATCGCCTTCAGCAACTTGGCGACCTCCGACCACCGCACCCCGGGCTTCACCAAGGCCCTCGCCAGCTCGATCATCTGGGCACTCGATTCCCCGGCCACTACAACGGCCATCTGCGATTCCTCGTCGGTAAGCCCGATGATCTGGTTTAGCAAGACCAGGGCCTTCCTCGGACTGCCGCCGGCCACGGCAGCGATCTGTTCCTTCACGTCGCCAGACAGCTTGAATCCTTCCTTCCCGGCGATGCCGCTCAGCAATTCACTCATCACCTTGTCGCTGAGCAGCTTGACCTTGACCTCGGTGGCACGAGTCTTGATGGTCGCCAGGAGCTTCTGTGGCTCGGTGGTCGCGAGGATGAAGTACACCCAAGCCGGAGTGTCCTCAAGCATCTTCAGCAGGGAGTTCTGGGCATCGACCGTGGCACGGGCCGCCTCATCCAGCAGCCAGATGCGGCACCGCCCGCCGATGGGCGAGGCATGAATCCGGGACCTGATCTCGCGGATCGTGTCGATGCCCCGCACGTCGGCGATGTTCAGCTCGGTGAAGTCCCGATCGGAGCACCCCAGCTTCTCCTTCAGGATGCGGGCGATGGTGGTCTTGCCGCATCCCGACGGACCCGAGAGCAGGAGGCAATGGGGGATCGCCCCCCGGCGTCCCAGGTCTTGCAGCATCTTGACGGCTTCGTCCTGCCCCTTCAGATCGCTGAGCTTCTGGGGTCGGTGCTTGCGGTAGAGTTCCAGTTCGCCGTTCTCTTCGCTCATAGCAAAATCTCCCACCTTTGCTTTCTGCTTTTTGTTTGCAAGGGTCCGGTTGCCCTCTGCTTGCTTCCCCGCAACCTCTGGGGTCTAGCGTCAACAATCTCACCAACTGGTGTCCATCCCGATGCACGATATATCGTTCCATCATGAACATCCACGGCAAGGTAGCTGATGCGACGCCTCAGAAATGGGTACCTGATCTTCACCAACCTCTTCGTGATCGACATCATCCAGGATGCCGTGTTCCTGGGAGCATCAAAGCAAACGGCCAGCCGTCGGAGTTCCACGGTTCCTCCATCGCACATTGAATGAACGATCGGTTGCGAATAGATCGCCACCGCATAAAACCTTCCATCAAACAAAGCGGCAAAGGCACTGCTCATGTTCCCGCACAGCAAATTCCCCAGATCTGTTCTCGGCAGCAGGCTGTGCCACCGACGATTGAGCACCTGGGCCTCCCTCATGCCGATTTCCACAAAACGCAACTGAAGCGCCGAGGTCGGAATCGAACCGCCGTCTGTCCTTTGGTATGGAAAGAACCATGCTGCCACTGCACCATCGGCGCGAATGCTCACAATCCAAACCCCTTTGCTTCCTTTATTCTTTTGCTCAGTGACTTCAAGTTCATCACCGCCTGATCGAAGTAACTCTGCTTCAACTCCACCCCGATCGCCTTGCATCCCAACTTCACGGAAACGTAGACCTCGCTGCCGACTCCCATGAACGGGGTCAGCACTACATCATCTTCGGTGGCCCACAACGTGAGGCATCGCTCGATGACATCCAATTGCAGCGGGCAGATATGCTTTTCATCTTCACTGTCTCTTCCCTCCTTGTGCGGGAGAACTCGGGTCTGCCGGACGTCGAACCAAACCGGAGAAGCATACTGCTGCCAGATCCAATGGGAACGCTTGTTCACATTCTGGGGTCCATCCCATCCCAGGAATTTGTCGAATTTTCTCGGAACCTCCCTCGAACCAGCATATTCAGTCAAACCAAGGGGATGCTCGACCGGCTTCGCATTCGCTCCGGGCTTGCGGAACGCCAGGACTTGGTCTGGAATCCCCGTTCTGCACATCGAGGAATCCTTGACGATCTGCTTGTGGGCCAACCCAATGGCCTTCGTCCTCACAGCGGCCAGCAAGGGATCTTTCCAGATCGTGATCGGAGGGCAGTGGTAGATGAATCCCACCTCCTCAAAGCACTTGATGATCCTGCCCGGAAAATCCCATACCCCGATCTCCTCACCCTTGCTCAAAAAGGTGGGTAGCACCATGCAATGCACCGCCACGATCCTTCCCGGGGACATCACACGAAACAGTTCCTTCACCAGGTACGAGAAGTGCTCGAAGAAATCGTCGGGGTTGCTGACGTTCGACATGTCAGCATCCTCATCGGTGTACTTATACAGCTCGGAGAACGGCGGGGAGAAGATACTGAACCCCACGGAGTCGTTCGGTATCTCCGTCAGCACCTCGCAACAATCTCCGTTGTAGAGGGCATATCTGTCGGTAATTACAGCGTTCTTTATCTTCATTTCAACCACCTCGGCAGCTCCATGTCCACGGAATCACCATGACTCCCGGCATTCCCGATCTGAAACTCTCTCATGTCCCTTATTATCCCGTTGTACATTCCCTGGGAGTCCATCTCCTTCCGCTTCATGTTGGACAGCACCAAGGACTCCGCTTCGCTGGAGACCGTGTTGACGGTCACCTCCCTCTTCTGTCCGAACCGCCAGCACCTTCTCACGGCCTGATACCACTGCTCGAAGGAATGGGTCGGAAAGAATGACACATCGGAGCAATGCTGCCAGTTCAAGCCAAATCCAGCGATCTTCGGCTTGGTCACCAACCTCTGCACGTTCCCCAAGCTGAAGTCGTTCAACCTCCCCTCCTTCACATCCACACCATCGGAGCCCGAGACCTGAACCGCACCGGGTATCAACTCCTCCAACAAGTCCCCCTCATCGTTGAGCTGACACCAAGACACAAACGGCCTGTCCTTCGGCACCAATGATGCCACCAATTCACACCTCTCACGGATGGTCCTCTTTCTCTCCTTCCTCTGATTCTCCAGGGTCTTGGCTGCCACCGGCATGAATCCGAACTTCGGAGCGGGGGACTTCACAACATGCTCCATGATACGCAACGGAGGCAGGATAAACTTCCCATCATCGAATCCCAGATCGGACGGTTTGCGTATCGCCCTCGCCCACGTGGAGACCCAATACCAAAACTTCCTCTTGGCATGACCCTTCAACCGCCAATGACTCGTGTCCATGCCATCATTGACGAAGAACATCGCCAGCATCTGGTGATACTTCATCACACCCAACGCCTCCGCCGACGTCCCCAACTCCATGTAATCATTCGGTGCCGGCGTGGCGGTGCCCAACCACCTGTAGCGTATCTTTCTCAGAAAACTCGTCACCAAATGCCTCGTCTTGCCATCCACATTCTTCAGGATGCTCGACTCATCGCACACCACACCAGCAAAATCTGATGGGCTCCAGTACCCCAACCTCTCGTAGTTCGTGACAGTGATCTTTTCTTCAATCACCCCGGTCTGCGACCGCCCCACCTTGATCCCGAACTTCTCTCCCTCCCTCACCGTCTGGGCTGAGACCCCAAGCGGAGCCAATATCAGGACGTTCCCACTCGTGTGCTCCACCACGTTTTGTGCCCACACGAGCTGCATGGGTGTCTTCCCAAGACCACAATCGGCGAAGGTGGCAGACCGTCCCGTGCGAATAGACCAATCCACCAGAGACTTCTCGAAGTCGAACAGAAAATCAGGAACCCAAGACGGCTCGAATCCCTGGAGCACGTTCTTCCAAACCTTCGTCTTCAAAAAGGCGTGATACTCTTTCAACATCAGGCCACCTTCTTCTTCTCGAACCAGTTTGTCTCGGCCACCTCCTGCTCAACCTCCAGCGGAACGATGATCCATGGCCACTCCCGCCTGATATCCTTCAACATGATCTGCCTCGTCATGGCCAGGTAGTCTTGCAGCTCGTCCTCGTGAACATCCGCCACGATGCTGTCGTGGATCTGCCCCACGACGACGGTCTTCATCCTGTTCCGCCTCAGCCACTTGACCAACTGGATCAGCGACCATAGCAGGCAGTGGAAGGCGGAGCCCTGCACCGGGTAGTTGATCACGTCGTTCCGCTTGTAGACCCCATCGACCCGGAACCCTGTCAGCATCGAGAATCCACCGGTCCTCTGGTATTCTCGGAACCAATCGAGCTTCCACTTGGCGTAGACCTTGAACCGCCTGCCCCAGAAGTCCTCCTCGACCTGACGAATGTGTTCCATGAATGTCCCTGGCTTGGTTTCTATTCTTCCACTATAGTGAGAGAACGTCTCGCCAAGCGACGTGATTCCCTGGGCCAGCAGGACGTCCTCCAGCGATTGGCCATCGGTGGTCTTCAGGTTGTATCTGCCGATCGCGTTCCACAGGTTGGGTGCACACTGGGCGAAATACGACCCGTAGAACTCCGGGAACACGAACTGATTCTTCGCATAGAAGCGTGCCTCCTTGCTGACCTCGTGGGGCTCTATCATGTAGCACTCGGCGGCCATGTCGCGGTGCATGTCCTTGGT